AGAGATATGCGTTCTATAAGTCAGGGTCGTACACATACAAAGGGAAAACTATAAAGGTAGAAGCCAAGGAGCTCAATGCGATGAAAAAAGCGCTGGCGTCTCCTTCTAATATAAACGGAGACAACATCAAGATCGTCCTTGCGACTGGTACATACTACCAGGGGTTGGACACACCGGGTCTCACAGGAGTGCACATCGTGGACCCTCTGCACGACGTTGCTGCGGATATCCAAGCCGTGGGGCGCGCGCTGAGAATGTGCGGTCACTCAAAGTCTTCCGGGAAGCTTGCGTCTATCTATAGATATTTCTCGACCGTACCAAGGACTTTTGCCCATGACGGGATATCTAAAAAACTACTGCCGGAGTTAGAGAGAACGGCAAAGAAAATTTTGAACTTGAATTTAAGCGCGGACCTGTCTACCGTGAACGGGCCTCCCCCCGGTGGGAAATTACCCCCTGGTATCAACAGCTATGTCTTCGCCGACGCTGTCAGGAGAAACGCACCCGTCGCACAGACCGAAAGGTTATTGAAGGCGATGGCCGTGGATTGCAAGATCTTCAAAGACGTGTTCCATTCCAAGGAAAACTTCCAATGCGGGAAGCCGGTATTCGTAGACGTCGCATCGTCGGCTCAGGCAGCAAGGTCACCTACTGCGGCAAGGTCGCCGACTACCGGTCTGATTCAGTTATCCCCACTTACCCCGAGATCTTCTCCCAAGTCTTCCTCGTCTAAGAGGTCTTCCTCTCCCAGGAGGTCTTCATCGCCCTCTAGAATGTCCGGAAAAGCCGCCCCCAGGTATTCACCGACCGGTCGCGAACGGTTTGGGTCTGTCCCGAGAAGATCTCCTTCCCCCGTGGCCCGGCGTAGAGGAAGCGCAATGGCGAGATTCGACCTGCCAAACAACGACCCGAGACTCCGTAAAGAATTCAAAAAGGAATCTCCTGTAAAGGGATCCCCGAGGGAAGAGTCAGGGAAGAAAAGCCCCCCTGTAAAGGCATCATCTGGCAAGGCAAGGAGCCCTTTCGAAGATACGGGAAAGGTTAATGCCAAGAAACGCCAGGTTCTGAGAGATTCTAAGGGACGTGCGTACGTCCGCCAGGGGGACAAGAAGGTATACGTGAAGAAACTGTTCACTCCCAAGTAAAAGCGCAAATTTGCACTTTCCCGTGGTCAAACGATGATTATATTTGAGCACCGGTGTATATAAACTTAATACAAAGTCTTATTGTTATTATAACAATGTTCATCCACACTCTCAAGGGTTTCCCGACGAAAATCATTCTCCGCGAAAACCGTGTTATTTCATATTCGGACGCATCTATCCGAGCAAACCGAGGGGGTATCGGGTTTGTTTCGAGGAGTGTCGGCGAGGGGGCTTATACCTTCAACGCTCGGGCCCACGAAACAAAGGATATCAACCGCCTGGAACTTTCGGCAATTTTCACGAGCATTGCGATGGCAGACCCCGACCTGGACACACTTATTTTCACCGACAGTCAGACTTCTATTTCAAATATCGTGACCAAGATGAAGCGGACCAAGTATGACAAGCTGGCGAAGTTCGTACTTCAGTTGTCCAAGGAGCGAAACGGCCACGTGTACGTTTCTAAAGTGAAGGCTCACTCTGGAGACCCAGGAAACGACGAAGCAGACCGCCTCGCGAAGCAGGGCACCCTAAGCGACAAGATCCTTGTTCTCCCAGACGAATTCATGTCCGTGGATGAGTGGTTCAAGCACCACGAGTACCTGCAAGTAAAGTACCAGAAGCCTGACATATCGACGCGTTAACTATTTAATAAAATGATGTAACATTATACTAGTCACAATGTCAGACCAACTAGACCTTTTCAGGGAGTGTGTGAAAGAATATGTGGACATCACGAACCAGATTGCGGAGGCATCGAAAAGCATCAAAGCTGTCCGCCAGAAGAAGGATGAGCTCGGGGAAATCATTCACACGTTCATGACGAAGAATAATTATGAAGTCGCAGCTTCGGGTGACGTGAAGCTGATTCTCAAACAATCGACGAAGATGCCAGGTCTCAAAGAAGAAACTGTCATGAATGCGTTGCGCGATATGTACGGGAGCGATGATGCGGCGAAAGTATGGAAGAAAATAATGGAAAATCGCGAAAGTCAGGCGACGATTGTTGACAAGCTTTCATGCCGCAAGAATCGCAGCAAGTAAATATTTATACGAATAGTGTTCTGCACATTCCATTTTCGAAAACCAAAAAGTCTATGGTAACGGCGAAAACTTTGATTTTTTTAGGTACCACTTGCGGGATGATATCAAATGATAACTTAGACTTTGTGTAAGGCGCGAAATTTAGACTGCCATTCGGCTGAAAGGACGTTGTATCTAGAGCAAAACTGAACGTAAGAATGTTATCCGTAGGGTCACATCTTCTGAAATGCATATATTTCTGCACGATTGAAAAATACTCACTTGGTCTGGGCGTAAACTGTTGATTTGAATTTATGTAAAATGTGCCCTTCTCAAATATATCATAATACGTGAACCCTGTTATGTCGTTCTCTGGATACGCCACTATGGCAAAATATTTCACGGGCTTGTTTAATTCCCTGAGATCAATATCTACCCTTGATTGATTCATGGTTTGACCATTAGTGGTCGTGAGGTACGTATTCTTGTCTATGCTGTATACTCTGTCAAATGTTATATTCAGGGGGGTTTGGGCGAACCTGTGCTTTTCAGCGTCGTCCAGAAACGTATATTCGACGATAAGCCCTGCGGACAATGAAACATTATCCGGGAGCTGTGTGTTAGCAGGGAGGGTAACAAGAGATGCTAACGTTTTGAACGTAAAGTCAACATACACGTTTATGTTGGTGCCCAAGCTGTACGCGGGGATGAACTGCTGCTTCGAAGTCGTGTTCTTGCAGCAAAAAAACTTCAGAGGAACTAACAATTCCCACTCTTGGTCAGTGGTCAGTACTTCGCCTCTTTTTACCAGCTTGCTTATCCCGGCGTATTTGGCGTCCGGGCAAAACAACTTGTCGTCGATATCCAACCAGAGACCTTCAAGCGGTTGGACTCGTGTATCCCCAATCCGCAACGTCGCGCCCGCGATAATGTTATAACCCATCGTATCAACCCATGTCCCTCCGGTAATTCCCAGATTGGGGAGAACAACCCTCAAAACCATAGAACCGATGAGGTCACCGCGCTTGGTCACGGTGATTGTGTTCTTGGTACCGAAACGAACAGTCGTTGAGAATCTCTCTTCCATCTGCTCGACGGCAAAGTTCGTATACCTTTTGTATATGCGCTTGAACAAACTCATCTCCGGGTTGTAGGTCAAATACACGTCTTGAGGGCCTCTTGAAAGGAGCTGGACAAATGTCCCCTCGCTAGCAGTACCGGTACCCCTGTCGCCGATGGGGATGTTTCCCTCCTCTACTTTTTCAATTCGTTGAGCAAGCTTAATGTTATTGATGTTGACGGTTCCAGACGGGGGTGTGTACAGGAAATCAAAGCTCATTTTCACGGGTTTTGAAGTAGACTGGAAACATTTCTCAGTCATCCCAACCTCTTCTGGCTTGGCGAATCGGATATACTCCTCTTCGTATATCTTCATGTTGTCATTCCTTGATGAATACATCAACTACTTTACTATAAACATTTATTTTAAACTAATAACACTGTAATAAAATATTTACGTTATGTAAATGGACAAACTAGACGAGCTGGAAAAAAAGTATTCTCTCCCAATCCCCCAACCTCTCCAGAACAACTTCCTCAACAACACGACCAGCTGGTGCAGGCTGAACCCGATCGGATGCGGGCGCCAGGCTATGGTAGAGACGCTTTTTTTGATAATGACCTACTCCGCGGTTATCTTCCTTGTCGGGGGTGCTGTCCCAACCGTTGCAAATCTCATCAAATTCAGCGTTATTTTCCTCATTATGAATATCGCCGCAAGAATGGTGTCTGATTCTTTCTCCGATAAACTTGCGATTGCCGCACTGTCCGGCCTGGGCTTAAAAGTGGCGTCACTCCTCGCACCACGGATAATAGGATGGTAATACATGTATGAAATATGCGTTTGTCGATACAAGGTGTTTCATATCGACAAATGTTATTTACATGATATTATATTGTTCTCTTGGCCAATAATGCATCATAATTCTTTACCTTGGTACCACCATCGTACGACCAAGCATACCCGCGGGATATCAGAAGTTCGTTGACCGAAATCGCAGAAGATTCTATATATACTTTACCAAGAACCCGTCCGTATTTTTCAAACGTATCAGTCGGCACCACTTTCATCGTGATATTTCCAGCGTTTCCTATCAAATGCTTAAGGTATTCCTTCGCCTCTGTACCAAGTTTCTTCTCGTGCAAATCAGTGGTTCTAGATTCAGGACAATCGAGCCCAGAAAGTCTAATTCGTTTATTCGTGAAGATATCAAAACCTAGGTCAATAGAGACATCAATAGTGTCTCCGTCGATCACTTCGATCACTTTAACTTTATATTCTGACATATAAGTCTGGGTTATATTTTATTAATCCTTTTTTAGCTTTCCCTTTGATTTGACAGTAGTGTTCTTCTTATTGTTTTTGTTCTTGATGATACCGTTTTCTATAAGTTTCTTTTGATATTCTTGTAGCGAAGATCTGAAATTCATAGGACGAAATGTTTCACACTTCCTTGCACGTATTAGCTTCATCGCTTCGATATACCCAATCTTCTTGATTGTCATCAAATACGCCGCCACGACCGTCGAGCTTCTATTCTGCCCCGCCCGGCAGTGTACTAGAACGTTCCCGTTGTAGCGAGTGACGTCTCTAATCGCCACGCTAGAAATTCCAAAGTACTTGACCATCTTGCTGGCATCGGACGCGTCGTCATACACGGGAATCCTGAGCATAGGGATGTCAGAGGACCTAGGAATGTCCGCAGAGCAGTTCACTACGAACTTTATATTATTTTTGCGGAGGAAATCTTTGTCCGCCGCGGTAGCCTCGGAACCTATCCACACGTGGTTCGTTATTTTCTTAGGCGGATAATACAACAATCCCTTCCACTCTATCAAATCCTTGGCGGGTGCCGGATATACACACTGTTTTGGTGGCATTATCTTTACTTTACACAAATATTTT